ATCCTACTGCCGAGGGTCTTAGATTATTAGCTCAACTCAAAGTAGATTTTAAAAATAAATATGGAGATGCACTCTCCAAATCGGGATCAGATTTAGACGAGTTAATTGATGGTATCATGGATGGGATTGACCCATGTTCATTGGTTCCCAATATAGTAACAAATGCCTCTGGTAAAATTACAGAAGAAGTTAAATCTCCATTATATGCCAAAACCGATGCTCTTGCAGAAACTTTGTCTGTTGAACTCCCCGCAATGAAAACCCTGAGAGAAGAAATCTCAACATCTCTGGGGGATGTAGGGGTTAATATGGATTTAGCTAAGAATCTTGTTACTGACTCACTAAAAGAAATAGACATTAAGTCCGAAATTTCTAATCTTAATGTTAAGGGATCTGTGGATGATTATTATAAATCTGTTGTTGATTTCAATATTAAAGATAATGAAATAACAGAATCCCTAAGAGGAATGACCCCCTCCACAGAGAAATTGAAACTTGAGATAAAGCGCGGATACGGATATGTACAGATATAAAATAAAAGTCATAAGGGTTATAGATGGGGATACAATCGATTGCTTTATAGATCTTGGATTTAAAATAACAATTAAATCTAGAATCCGTCTTGCCGGAATTGATACCCCAGAAACGAGAACTAGAAATTCAGAAGAGAAAATATATGGTATTGAAGCCAAGGAAAGATTAGAATTTCTACTTCAAGACTCAGAGGTTAGACTTTTGTCATACGGTCTTGGTAAATTTGGTAGAGTCCTTGGAACATTATATGTTGATGAGGTTGACATCAATCAAAGACTCATTGATGAAGGGTTTGCTATTGAATATCAAGGGGACTCAAAAATGACTACATCAGAATTATTAAAACAATTAAACGAGGTTAGAAATGCCCGCAGTAGCTAGAGGGAGTGCGGAAGATACCGTAACTACTAATCACGGATGTACAACCACAACCACAACAGAAGGTAAATCCGGAGATGTATTTGTAAATGGCACAGGTGTACATAGACAATCTGATGAAAACACTTCCCATACTTATTCGCCGGATGGCTGCCCATCCCATCAAACTGCAATTTCTGTAGGATCTACTACAGTATTTGCTAACAATTTGGGTATTGCCAGAATAGGGGATTTATATGATGGTGGGGAAGAAGTATCTTCGGGGTCACTAAATGTATTTGCTGGGGACTAACACCTTATAGTCATTATAAATAATCTTATAATAATATAATAGAATAAAAAAATGGCAATTCAAACATCAGCACATATTGACGCTCAGGGCACCAATATATCTTCTAAAACGAATAAGATTTGGAAAGATATTAATCTTAAATTCGATATGCACCCAGAAACCGAAGATCTTTCGCGAGTATTTGATGTTGAGTCTATTAAAAGATCGGTAAAAAACCTTATCTTAACTGACTATGGCGAAAGACCTTTTCAACCGTGGATTGGATCTAATATAAGAGGATTATTATTCGAACAAATGGATAATTTATCTATCTCAGGTCTTAGGAGTCAAATCATGATGCTCCTAGAGAATTTTGAACCTCGGGTGATATTAAGATCCTTAGAAATTAACGAGATGGATGATAATAATAGATTAAGAGTTACAATATATTTCACATTAATTAATTCACCATCAGGGGAGATTTATACCCTTGACACTTTCCTTGATAGGATAAAATAAATGGCTACATCAACTACAGAACAAGATTTTTTCGAGATAAAGGAAAATTTAAAATCGTATCTCCGAGGTCAAACAGACTTTGCAGATTATGATTTCGAAGGGTCTGCAATGTCAACCCTCCTTGATGTTCTTGCATTTAATACACACTACGCTGCTATGACGGCAAATATGTCTGTTAATGAAATGTTTCTAGATACTGCACAATTAAGATCTAATGTCGTTTCCCATGCAAAAACACTTGGATATACACCACAATCTCCAAAAACAGCTAAGGCTTCAGTATCACTTTCTGGTGTCTATACACCATTATCATCATTAACAATCCCTCGAGGAAGTCGCTTCAATGGAGGGGATAAAAAATTTATAACTCTTGAAAATTATACTGCAATATCAAATTCATCTGGGGCAATAAATTTCGATTCAATAAAACTCCACGAAGGTAAATTATTAACTAAGTCATTTGTTGTGACTGGTTCAGATCAGAAATATAAAATACCAAATAAATCTTGTGATGCTTCATCCCTTCGGGTTTCCGTTAGAAGTTCTATTACATCTACAGATAAAGTTGTATATATTCTTGGTAATACTCTTATTGATGTAGGGAGTTCTTCCAAAGTTTATTTCCTAGAAGAGAGTGATAAGGAACAATTTTCTATATATTTTGGTGATAACCTAATAGGCAAAAAATTAGATGTCGATAATGTTGTAGAAATAGAATATATTAAAACAGTGGGGGTTTATGGCAATTCTGTAAAGAAATTTAGTTTTAATTCTAGCATTGAACATTTCTCGAATACTACTGCCACTATGATTTCCCATTCAAGTGGTGGTGCTGGTATAGAAACTATTAATTCAATAAAAATTAATGCACCGTTTAATTTCGCTTCTCAGAATAGAGCCGTAACAATCTCAGATTACAGAGTTATACTCGAAAAATTATATCCCAATTCTGATACAATATCTGTTTGGGGTGGCGAAGATAATATACCACCAGAATATGGTAAAGTGTTTATATGTATTAAACCAGAATCAGGAGAATTTTTATCAGATCTTGATAAAAATCAATTGAAATTAGATTTAATTAAATATAAGGTATCTGGAATAACCATAGACTTTGTTGATGCGGATTATCTTTATATCGATATTGAAGTAGATTTTACTTATAATTCATTATTAACAACAAAAACCGTTGCAGAATTGAAAACCTCCATTCAGAATATTTTAGATAAATATGATCAAAACGTCTTGACTGAGTTCGGTGGAGTTCATAGAAATTCGAATTTAACTACTCTGGTAGACCTTTCTGATAATGCTATTATATCCAGTAGAATCAAACATAAGGTTTACAAAACCACAACAACGTATATAGGTATATTTGGAAGTTACAAATTTTTATTTGGTAATAAATTAAGTAATTATCATATAGATTCCAATGGAAGTTCTGTTGGTATGATTTTTTCAAATGGGTTTTTTATGACGGGATCTAATGGTACTCATTATTTTAAAGATGATGGCAAAGGTAATATTATACTATATAAAAAGGTGGGGGCAGTTGAGTCTATTGTCGATCCGTCTACAACCCAAGGTACTGTTGACTATAATACTGGAGAAATAGCACTCAAATCTATTTCTATCTCAGGATTTGTAACTTCAGAAGACACTTTATTGAAAATCACAGCCACTCTTGATGGATTGGATATTAATCCAATCCAAAATAATATACTCAAAATATCATCTTCGACAATCAATAGCACAGAAGATAATACTCCGTTATCGGGGACTTCAAATCCTTCATACGCAACAGAACCTTCTATTTTATAATGAAAATATATGATAAAATAGAAAATATGTTTCCGAGATATATCTCGGACTCGGAGGAATATACCACATTTGTAACATTTGTGAAGGAGTATTATAAATTTTTAGACTCTGGAATTATATCATATGAGATTAAACCTGAGTCTGGGGATGTTCCGTATGAAATTGGGGATATTGTATACGGACTAAGTTCTGGTGCAACTGCCACAATAAATTCAGTTTCAAATGGTAAATTATTCGTTTCTTCTCAGTCTGGATTCATAGACTTTGAAGAATTCGAAATCTCGGGATCCCCAACTAAACCCACTTCAAAATTATTATCGTATGTACCGGGAACTGCACAAGTTACCGATAAGTTATTAGAATACAGAGATATAGATCAAACCCCAAATAATAATATTATAAAATTCTTTCGGGAATTTATGGCTATTATCCCTTATAATTTAACAGAGGGTATAGATAAAAGAAAACTTCTCAAGGAAATTTCATCTCTATATAGAGTTAAGGGTACCGAAGCATCTATTAAAATATTATTTAAAATATTATCTAATTCTGAGGCTTCTGTATATTACCCCTCTATTGACATTTTAAAAGTTTCAGATGGAAAATGGACTTCAGAAACTGGATTAAGATGTAAGAGAACTAAAATTCTCGATACGTTTTCGTCATCAAATATCGGGAACATCATTGGTCGTAAAGCGGAACACCCTGATTCTTCTGGTGTGGTTGAGAGGGTTGTTAAAATTTCTGACGAAATTTATGATATAATATTAGTAAAAAGTTCAATTCGTGGAGAATTCGATAATGCAGTTGCTGATCCCAGATATCCACTTCTCGATCAATTTATAATTGTTACTGGAATTGATGGAAGACAATATCAATTTGAATTGTTGAATGTAATATCAAATGAAGATGTAAAGGTAGATTTTAGCAATACAGACTGGTGTAATGTCTCTAATAATTTACATGCAATAACAGACGAAGTTACAATTTCAGTACCAAATCAACCTGACAGCAGTTATTTTCCAGATTATGTCTCGGGATCTATTGTTGCTATAGGTTCCGCTTATAGAAGATCCGATACTTCGCCTATTGAATATCAGGTTTTACTTGAGAGTGGAACTGGTGGATTATTATTTGAAGATGACGATCCAGTTACACAAGAAGATTACGAAGTATCCACAATTTGGCCAAGTAATGCTGTAACATGGGATTATACTACCAAAACCTTTAATACTAACGATATGGGTAATGGTTGGTATAGTGATATTGACAATACGGGGACTGGCAATCATCTATATAGATGTCAAGTATATATTCCATCTGGAAGTGGAACTTATGCTGTAGCTGCTGGAGATGCCCAATGGGGGGAACCTCATCTTATTGGGTCTAATGCAAAAGCAAAATTGACAACCCTAACTGCTGGTAGAATCACTGGGATAAATCAGATAGGTTCTGGGGGAACTGGATATGTTGTTGGTGACATAGTAACTATAACTTCAGTTGAAGCGGATACTGAGGTATCTGCCGCAAAAGCTAGAGTAAGTTCAATTGGAAGCAGCGGCACTGTTACTGGATTAACTCTTCTATATGGTGGTCAAGGATTTCAAAAAAATCCAAATATAGTCTCTGGTGGATCTGGTACTGGTTTATTGCTCGATTTGGTAGATGGGGATTTGGATACTCATGAAATAGGATGTGCGTCAGAGATTACTATTACCAATCCGGGTCAAGATTATTCTCGAGGTAACGGTTATCAACCTGTGATTAGTATCTATAATCCACAATTTGATGATACAAATTTTATTTCAAATAATTTTATAACCAGTGTTTATAACGGCGTGAAGGTTGGAAAATTATTTGAGTCTAAACCACGATATCTCAATGCAGACGGGTTTGTTTCCGAAGAAAGAAAAAGAATCAGAGATGGTTATTATTATCAAGAATATTCATATGTCATAAAAACTGCGAGTCCAAGGAGTATATGGTCTAACATTTTAAAATCTTCTCTTCATCCAGCAGGTTTATTATTCTTCTCCGAATTTCTGATACCATCTTTAGTAGACGTATCTGTTACATCTCTATGTACCAATATCACACTTCTCGATGTATTAACAGGTGGTCCAAGCGATTACGGTTATATATTCAATGACCCAATAGCATATAACCACGATTATGGGGATTTTTCCAATGCCACCACATATTCCGACTATTCCGATCTAACTTAACAGAGTATACCCATGAGTCAAGACTTAATAACAAACAAATTTAGGAATTTCAATTTAACTAACTTAAATAGAAATATAGCAAGCGAATCAACTAATGATATATTTTATTTATTTATAGGACAATCTAATAATAATCCTGCGGATAATGTTCTGAATCCTATTGAATCGATATATTCTGACGAGATTATTCATCGTAGTATGGTGGCGATGAAAAAACTCGGAAATGGGGATTTTTCAGAAGTTGTTGAAAGAAGAAAATGGGAAACCAATATTATATATGATGAATATTCTGATAAATCTGACCTGTCAAATCTAGATTTTTATGTAATATCTCCTACTGGTTCGGTAGGAGAATCTGGAGGCAAAGTTTATGTATGTCTAGATAATAATTCTGGTGGAATATCTAGTGTCATACCAACTCACGATGATAGTTCGGCAAGTACAACAGAGACACTTTCTGATGGTTATATATGGAGGTGGATATATACAATATCACTAAGTAATAAATTTGATGAATATGACGGTGATTATATGCCAGTCATTAATGGGTCAAATCCGGTAGATTCCAAAGTAATAAAAGCGAAAATAATTAGTGGGGGAAGTGGATATGGAGCTGATGGTGTATATAATTGCCCGATAGTAGGTGACGCCACTGTAGATGGCCTAGCAGTAGTTACAATATTAAATAACTCTGTCACAGATATTAGTATATCGAATGAGGGTCAAGGGTTTACATTTGCAAATATAGATCTTAGTGTGGCTCACCCACAAGCAAACACCCCTCCAAGTATACCAGCAGTTATTGATGTAATATTAACCCCTCGAGGTGGATTTGGTTATGATAATATAGGTCTTCTTAAATCGGAACTCCTAATGATATCTTCCGATTTTACTGAAGGAGAAGGGGGAAAATTCCCTATGATTTCTTCTGATGACGTACCATTCTCATATGGTCAAATAGGAATAATAAAAAACCCACTTGATCCAGAAGATGGAGTGAGTTTATTAAATACTTCGGTAGTTAAATGTCAAACCGAATTAACTGTTACTTCACCTTCCAGCGGATGGGATCCTAAATCGGGAGATGTAATAATAGGAGTAGATGCCATTAATCCTACCGGAGCTTATGGTGTTGTATCGTATTGGGAATCTACCGCAAATATATTGGGTATAACCCAACCATCGGAAATAGGGAAAGGACTGGATGAAGATAAAAAATTAACACCTTTTGACAAGTTGGGCGAAAAAATTGAAATTGGTGCTGATAGTGCCGACATTACCAATATTACACCACCAGAATATGTAGTTTATTCCGGAGATATATTATATGTAATGAACACTCCTAATGTTCCTAGAGCCGTTCAGCAAAAAGAAAGAATAAAAATTGTCCTAGATTTTTAATGGATAAACTTATTGATTATGTTGGAATATATGAAAATTGTTTAGATTCCCAGATTTGTGATAATTTAATTGATATTACAAATTCTGGGAAATATTTAATTACAGATCAAGGTGTTAATGATATTAGAAAGGATGAGTCTATTAGAATGGGGAAGGAAGTTCTTTTAACTCATTCGAATCATACCGAAATAAGAGATAATTTAGTATCGGCAACTATCTCTATTCTTGAAAAATATCAAGAACAAACAAAACATGCATCACAGTACATAAAAGAAAACTTTGATACATATAAATTAGAAAATTTTAGAGTGCGAAAATATCCGGTGGATTCCGGATTTTTTAAATCACATTCTGATGTAACAGATTACAAAAGTGCTTCTAGATTATTAGTTGTATTATTATATTTAAATGATGTAGCTGAAGGTGGAGAAACCGAATTTCCTTCTCTCGGGATTAAAGTTAAACCATCAAAGGGTCTTGGTATTGTGTTCCCCCCTACCTTTTTATTTCCACATCAAGCTAATATACCAATCTCAAATTCGAAGTATACAACACAAACGTATCTTCATTATAAATAATATATATCACAAAAACGCTAACGGACAATACTTATGAGTTTCCAAACTAATTTAAACGTAAATCCTTACTACGACGACTATAAAGAACATTCTGCCGAAAATCCAGAATACTATCAAGTATTGTTTCGTCCGGGATATGCGATACAGGCGCGAGAGCTCACAACTCTACAAACGATACTCTCTAAACAGATCGAAAGATTTGGAAGACATATGTTTCAAGAGGGATCTTTAGTTAT